ATTCAACCACCGGCTGCGCCAGTTCTGCAGATTCAACCACCGGCTGCGCCAGTTCCGCAGATTCAACCAACGGCGTCACTCTTTCAACAAGCCCCGCCCATGGCTGCCCCTATACCGACTTCCATAAATGCACCCGTTCCACCGCAACCCTTCGGTGGCCCGACGCCTTTGTTTTCATCTATGGGTGAACCCGAGCCACCTTTGGGGGGTTCACCGCCACAACCATACGGTGCTCCTCCTATAGCACCACAGCCCACGCAACCTTTAGGTGGCCCGACGCCCTTGTTCCAACCAATGGGTGGACAGGCCCCATCACCTGAACAAGGTGGGATTGGGTCCCTCGCGGGTTTATTTTAAGGAGTGGTTATGCTTCAAGCATTGATTGGCCCTATAGCGGGTTTGTTGGATAAGTTTGTAGAAGACAAAGACCAAAAGAACGCCTTGGCGCATGACATTGCTACGATTGCGTCTAAGCAAGCACATGAATCCGCCATGGGTCAGATTGCGATAAATAAGGCTGAAGCAGGTCATAGGAGCCTTTTTGTAGCGGGGTGGCGGCCATTCCTTGGTTGGGGTTTAAGCTTCGCTATGATTTGGCACTTTGTTTTAGTGCCGATGGTTACCTTTGGGTTTGCTTACGCGGGTGTTGCGGCCCCTGAACTACCTGCGTTTGACATGGAAAGTCTTATGACCGTGTTGCTTGGGATGTTGGGTCTTGGTGGGCTTCGCACGTTTGAGAAGGCAAAAGGATTAACAAAATGAGCTATAAATTATCTAGCGGAAGTCTGCTTAATTTGCAAGGGGTCCATCCTTTGCTAGTAAGTGTGGTGCGAACCGCTATCGAACTTACGACAACAGACTTTGGTGTCATCCAAGGCGTTAGAACTATAGCGGAACAACTAGATTTGTTTGGAAAAGGCGCTTCTAAAACCATGAAGAGCTATCACTTATTGCAAGAAGATGGTCTTGGACACGCGGTCGATCTTATGGCGTATCTTGGGTCAAGATCGTCTTGGGAGATGTCCCTATATGATGACTTGGCTGATGCTATGAAAGAATCCGCCCTTGAGCATGGCGCTCATATTCGTTGGGGTGGTGCATGGACCGTGGACAATATCGCGCAGTGGGATGGAACGATGCAAGAGGCTATGGATAGTTATATTGATAAGCGCCGGTCTCAGGGCCGTCGTCCGTTTATTGATGGTCCTCATTTCGAGCTACGATCTATCCCATAATTTTGCAGTTTGCCCTAGCTCGTCCCTTATAAGGTGTGATAAGATTATATCGGACAATGTTTGATTATATGCGAGGGGTGGATAGATGGATGAATTATATGTAGCCGAGGCTGTTTTTAGGATCGTAAAAGAAAGACGGCAAGGTATAGCAGATTTAATGCTTCATGGTAATGTTAAGACCATGGAACAATATCGTGGGTTAATGGGCAATTTAGAGTGCCTTACTCACGTGGAACAGGAACTAAAAAGCCTGCTAGATAAACAAGAGCAATCCTTATGACAGTAACAACGAAAGACCAAGATTCGGGTAAAACAGCAATAGAAACAGCCCGCGATAAACGAGCCTTGGCTCAAGCCGCAGAAAAAGATAACCAAAAGGAAAAAGATAAAGCTAAGAAAGCCGATGAAAAGAATGCGGCTAACCTAGCGGATGCTTACGTGGACACACCACGCCTTAACCCTGACGCTATCGGGAAAACTCTCTTAGACCGGATGCCTAATCCTACGGGCTGGCGGATTTTAATCTTACCTTACCAAGGTACAGGTAAAACCGCAGGCGGTATTTTTCTTCCTACAGAAACTGTAGAGAAAAGCCAAATTTCCACCCAAGTTGGATATGTCTTGAAGATGGGGCCATTGGCCTATCAAGATACAACCAAGTTTCCTTCTGGACCGTGGTGCCAAGAAAAGCAATGGGTTATGTTCGCCCGGTATGCTGGCTCGCGTTTTCAGATCGATGGGGGAGAAGTCAGAATCCTTAATGATGACGAGATACTCTCGACTATTTTGGATCCTGAAGACATCCATCAATTAACCTAACGGGAGTAAACAATGGCTGATAACAATGATGCTGTAGAGCTAGACATCGGTGATGCCGAAGAAGTAGAGGTAGAAATAGCGGACGTTCGTGCTGATGGCGATGACGGAGACGGAGACTCTGGGTCGGAAGACCAGTTTTCAAAAGCTGAAACCTCTACTCAAAAGCGAATTAGCCGTCTGACTAAAAAGATGCGTGAAGCCGAGCGCCGCGAGCAGGAAGCTATTAAGTATGCTCAAGCGGTTCAAGGCGAGTCACATAATCTGAAGCAAAGAATGTCTAGCTTAGATACCAATTATGTTGCTGAGTATACCACTCGTGTTAATACTCAAATGTCTCAAGCGGAAGCTAAATTAACTAGAGCGATGGAGTTGGGTGATAGTCCGGCGGCTGTTGAAGCTCAACGTGAGCTTACTTCTTTAGCGATACAACAAGATCGTGCGAGTCAAGCCAAGCAGCAGTCTGATAGGTCGCAACAACAAGCTGCCGCAGCACAACAACACCAAGCTCGTCAGCCGATGCCCGCACAACAGCCTAGAAGGCCTGATGCTAAAGCAGAGCAATGGGCATTGCGTAACAGTTGGTTTGGTTCGGACGAAGCCATGACGTATGCTGCTTTTGGCATACACAAGAGGCTCGTTGAGGACGAAGGGTTTGACCCCAGCGGAGAAGACTACTATACTGAGCTGGATCGTCGTGTCGCGGATAAATTCGGGAACGGCGCAAACGCTGCCAATAAACGACCCGCTCAGACGGTTATTGGAGCTTCTAGAACGCCCTCTGGACGCAATGGTAGAAAGGTTCGACTCACCCCGAGCCAAGTCGCAATAGCGAAAAAACTGGGTGTGCCGCTTGAAGAATATGCGAAATACGTTAAGGAGTAAATGATATGACTGAACATAACGACCAAAAAGCTAGTTCGGCTGTAAACCGTACTTCTCGCGCTAACCAATCTAGGGAGAAACAGGCTGTTCGTAGGCCATGGGCTCCCCCGTCAATGCTAGATGCACCACCTGCCCCTGATGGCTTTAAGCATCGTTGGATTCGAGCCGAAACGCGAGGATTTGATGATACTAAGAACATCAGTGCTAAGATTAGGGAAGGTTATGAACTGGTCCGAAAGGATGAGTACCCAGACTTTGAATCCCCGGTTGTCGAAACAGGTAAATATAGCGGTGTTTTTGGAGTGGGCGGATTGCTTCTTGCTCGGATTCCGGACGAAACTGTTGCTGAAAGAACTTCCTACTTTAATAAACGTAGTAAGGACCAGATGGACGCAGTGGACCACGATATGATGAGAGAGAATGCACATTCATCGATGACGATCAGCAGTCCTGACCGTCAATCTCGTGTAACTTTTGGTGGCCCTCAAAAATGATTTGGGCTACCCCTTTAGGAGAGAACTAAAATGGCAAATTCAAATACTGCCTACGGTCTCCGTCCTATCGGGCTAGTTGGTAGTGGTGTTAATTCTACGGGTGTAACCCAGTATGAAATCGCTTCCAACAATACCAATGTGATTTACCAGTATGAGCTATGTGTACCGCTTGCAGCGGGAACCATTGATCAGGCTGGCAGCACAGCAGGCGGCACTACGCCTGCACTTGGTGTCCTGATGGGCGTAGAATACGTTGACTCGGTTTCAAAGAAACCAATCTGGATCAATTACTGGCCCGGTTCCGGCTCTGTAAGCGTGGATACTAATCATCCTGTAAAAGCTTTCGTCGCCGACAACCCTAACCAGTTGTTTAAAGTAGCGTCTGACGCTTCACTAACTGATCGTGCTACGGCACAAGCAGCAGTGTTCGCAAACGCATCGTTGGGAACTTCCGCACGATCTGGATCGAGCGAAGTAGGTAACTCAACATCCGCCTTGGGCGTGTCTACAATTGCAGTTACGGCTACGTTGCCGTTGCGTATTGTTGGCATTCAGGACGACGCAGGTAACACCGACTTCGCAGCCGCTGGTATCCCGCTGATCGTTCGTATTAACGCTCATTATAACGCTAACACAAGCCGCTTCGATTCGCAGACTACTGCTACGTCGCTAGGCCTATAGGAGGGTTAGATAATGGCTATTTCTCGCGCACAACTAGCGAAAGAGCTTGAACCCGGCCTTAACGCCTTGTTCGGACTTGAATATAATCGTTACGAAAACGAGCATTCTGAAATCTTTGAAGAAGAGTCTTCGGACAGAGCTTTTGAAGAAGAAGTTATGCTTGGCGGTTTCTCTACAGCACCTGTTAAAAATGAAGGACAGTCCATCAGTTTTGACGATGCTCAAGAGACGTACACCGCTCGTTACACTCATGAAACCATTGCGCTTGCGTTCTCAATTACTGAGGAAGCAGTCGAAGACAATCTTTATGATCGTCTGGCATCGCGCTACACCAAAGCTCTGGCCCGTTCTATGGCCCAGACTAAGCAAATCAAAGCAGCAGCTATCCTGAACAATGCGTTCGCGACGGGTGTTAATGCGATTGGCGACGGTGCAGCCCTTTGTTCCGCAGCTCACCCTTCTCTTTCTGGTAATCAAACCAATGTCTTGGCAGTTGCTGCCGATCTCAACGAAACTTCGTTGGAACAGATGTTGATTGACATTGCTAGCTTGACGGACGAGCGTGGATTGAAGATTGCTGTTCGTGGTATGAAGCTCCTTATTCCTAAAGAGCTACAATTCATCGCAGAGCGAGTTATTAACTCGAACCTGCGCTCTGGTACTGCGGATAACGACAACAATGCAATGAAGTCTATGGGAATGCTTCCAGACGGTGCGGTGGTTAATCACTTCCTCACTGATACAGATGCTTTCTTCATTAAGACTGACGCACCTAACGGCTTCAAACTTTTCAACCGTTCGCCCATTAAAACGGCAATGGAAGGGGATTTTGATACCGGCAATATGCGCTTTAAGGCACGTGAACGTTATTCTTTCGGTGTATCCGATTGGCGTTCTGTGTACGGTACTCCCGGCGCAGCGTAACCTAACGGTAACGTTTTGTACTAGAAGGGCTCCTTAATTGGGGCCTTTTTTTTGGCTTAATATTGACAACTAGATATGTACAATGATATCTTACACACTTAATTATCGGGAAAATTCCGGTGAATCTGACAGTCCCGACTGACGATATGCAGACAGATTCCCCTTTAACTCGCATATGAGGAAAGTATTATGGGCGCTACAACCTTTTCAGGTCCCGTCAAATCTCTAGGTGGATTCATTTCCGCTGGTTCTGGCAACGATATCAATATCACTGCTGATGACACTCTAACCGTACAAGGCTTTGCTGGTCGAATGCTTCGTGTAAACGACGCTGACTGCAAAATCACGCTGCCAACTATTGTGGCGACATCTCCTAATGACCCAACTGCGCCTGATCAGGCGAACAACATCGGTGCTTCTTTCAGCTTTTTCATTGAAACTACGGCTACTGACTTGGACATTAAGACCGACGGAACAGACAAGTTTGTTGGTGGTCTTTACACTGGCGTAACTAACGCTACAGGTAAAACCTTTATATCTGGTGCGGCTAACGACGTCATTACCCTAAACGGTACGACTAAAGGCGGTCTTGCTGGTTCAATGATCACTGTAACTGCGATGGCTACTGCAAAGTACGCTGTCACGGGCATTACACTTGGTTCGGGTACGCTAGTTACTCCTTTCGCTGACTCTTAATAGGGGAAGGTAGATGGCTGGTTCAGATGTACGATCCAAACGTCTGACTGGAGCAGGGTCGGCAGCCGTCGGTCCTGCTCGTATTAGGCAGCTACAGGTTAAAACTACTACAGGAACCCCGCGTCTTACGATCACTGACGCTAGTGGGGGATCTGTTATTTTAGACATGGATTTAAACGTTTCCGCCACTCATTCTGTTAATATCCCGAATGACGGCATTCGAGTGTCCGATATCTATGTTTCGGTGTTTACTGGCATTACGTCAGTTACTATTTTTTACAGCTAAGAAAGGTACGCATTATGGCTTCGGATGTAAAAGCAACTTACCTCACGGCATCTGGAAGTGTTTTCGCGGGCCGCGCTAGGATAAAAGCAATTCATTACCAAGCAGGAACTTCTCCTACTCTGGTCCTTAAAAATGGCGGTTCTGGTGGAACCACTTTACTGACAATGACTTTCGTTAATGCGACGGACGACAGTGTCTATATTCCGGACGAAGGGATGTTGTTTGACGAAGGCTGCTATGCTGTGTTGACCAATGTAACTAGCGTCACGGTTTTCTACAATTAAATGAAGATCACAGAGCTGTTGGCAAGGCTTGATAAGCATGAGGCTGAATGCAACTTGCGCTACACTCGCATAGAAGAAAAGTTAATTGAACAGAAAATGTCCTTAAAGGCTTTAGACCTTAAAATATGGGGCCTTGCGGTACTGATAATTATAGTTCCGATAGTACATAAGTTTCTGGGTTAGTTATGAATATGGCTTTTTTCAGTGATCCTCTTGAAGCTGAGATCGTGAAAGAAATAAAGCTTTGGTCTTCAGACGCGTTAGAAAAGCCCAGCCCCTACTTCAACAATCTACCCCCGTGTCCCTATGCCCGTAGTGCGTGGGCTTCCGATAAAGCCGCCATCCTCTTCATTCACGAAGAGAGTTACCAAACGTTATACTCCAGCATTTCTCAGTTTGACGACAATTATGACATAGCGATTGTGGTTGATCTTGGCAACAGGAAAAACGCAGAAGATTTCCATGAGTATTTAGATGGTTTAAATCAAGTTATTTCGGAAGGGATGTTTATTGATAAGGATATCTGGTTGATGGGCTTTCACCCGGAAGATGCTCCCAGTGATTTTGTAGAAGAGATCGAGTTTGATCCTTTGGTGGAAAAGCCTTATGCTATAGTATTCGTTCAACGTTTGTCTAAGTTGCAAGAAGCGGCAGACAAGTTGATTAAAAAAGGATATTATGGTAGCTACGATGCCGAGTATAATGCGGGTGAGATTTACGGCATAAGAGAAACCTTATATAGGAAGCTGAAAGATGGCGATGAAACCTAAGAAGCGAAAGCCTTCCCTTAAAACTGGTGCAAAACCAATGCGTAGTGGTGGCATGGTTAAAAAGATGCGTAGTGGTGGCATGGTTAAAAAGATGCGTCATGGTGGGAAAGCTAGTGGCTGCGCGGTAAGGAATGCTTAATGGCCACTTCGGGAAGTAAGGATTTTGAGCTAGACGTTGCCGAGTATGTCGAAGAGGCCTTTGAACGGTGCGGTCTAGAAGTCAGAACGGGCTATGATCTTAAGTCTGCGAAACGGTCTTTAAACCTTTTGCTGGCAGACTGGGCTAACCGGGGTCTGAATCAATGGACTATTAAACAGCGTACTCTTCCAATGGTCACTGGAACGGGCGAATATGCGGTGAGCGCGGACGTCATTGATATTTTATCGGTAGTGGTTCAACGCGACGGCACGGATTTCTCTTTGTTACGGTTGAGCCGGGACGGCTTCCTAACGATACCCAATAAGACGACACAAGGTCGTGTTAATCAATTTTTCTTAGATAGACAAGTTACCCCTCAGTTAAAGCTCTGGCCTGTTCCGGACAATAGCACGGATGTTGTCTATTACGACGCTTTAACGCGCATGGACGACGCGGACATATACACGAACACAATGGACATGCCCTTCAGGTTTTATCCCTGTTTAGCGGCAGGTTTAGCCTATTATATTGCCTTAAAAAGGGCTCCCAATCGCGTTCAGATCCTAAAAGGACTCTATGAAGAGGAGTTTGAAAGAGCTGCTACTGAAGATAGAGACCGCGCATCCTTTAATGTTGCACCTCAGTTCGACTATTACGGGAGGGGCTAATGGCCAAGTTTGCCTCTGGAAAGGAATCGTGGGCTATCTCGGACAGATCGGGACTTCGCTACCCCTATCGCTTAATGAAGCGAGAATGGAACGGCCTGTTGGTTGGTCCAGACGAGTTTGAACCCAAACAGCCTCAGTTAGGGCCTTTCCGTAAGGTAAATGATCCTCAAGCACTCCAAAATGCGCGACCTGATAGGGTTGAGCCTTTGGATGTTTACGTTGGATTGCCTTTAGTAATTGCACCAAGTTTAAGACCGGTACAAGGCTTCGGCCAAACTGGATCAGTGACGGTAACGACATGAGTTTTACTTACGCACAGCTTAAACAAGCTATTCAGGA